TTCCAAGATTAGGACCACTGCCTACGCCGATGCTGCACTGCAGAGCCGTCGCCACTCCATTAACGCTAAGAGCAATCAAAAAATAGCTAGTCGCAACTGCAGTCTGATTATGAACAGTAAGACCAGAAACTGTACCAGCAATCGGAGTCGGAGCGCCCCTCAATAATGGCGCATTCCAATTTGCACCAAAGAAATTGATGCCATAGGTCGTGACAGCCAAAGGTATCGCAATGGTATTGACCATCAACGGCGTCACCATATTGGTGCTGCCCGCATTGGTCGCCGCGGCGCAAAGACGCCCCTGGGTGTCCTGGGTGAGCTGCTGAAGACCCGGACCCGCCTGCTCCAGCTCGCGCCCTGGCGTGCATGTCGGCACCACCAGCGCCTTCGACAGGCTCTGGGCGTGCGCCGCAGCCGAGGTCGACAGCAGAAGCGCGAGGAGAAGCCGCTTCACTTCCGCGGTTCCTCTTGCTCTTGCTGCTGGCGCTGCGGCGCGCCCTTCTCCACCACCGTCGCGGTGGTGGTCGCGCACAGATAGCCCGAGGTGTTCATGGTCAAGTTCTGCAGCGTGCCGATCGAGGCGCTATAGTTGGCGGTGCCGCAGGCGCTCACCACCCGCGCCTGACCCCACGCCGGCGTCGCACCCAGAACGAACAAAAAGGCCCATTTCCACATCATCCGAAACTCCTGTGTCTCACGCGCCGAAGACGCGATCCTGACGCCTTGGCGAGGCGATGGTCGTCATTGAGCTTGGTAATCATCTGATCGACTTGCTGACCCAGCAGCAGCGCCGTCTGCTCCTCGCCCTGAGCGTGGAAATCGGCGTTCATCAACGCCGCCATGATGTAAAGCCGGGGATATTTGGTGTAGACCCAGCTCGAACCCAGCGCCGACATCACCGGCACTTCCTGGTAATAATAGATCTGGAAGGGAATGCCCTCGACCTCGTCGGGCGTGCCGCCGAAGGTGATCGTCCGGCCCTCAATGGTATAATATCGCTTGGTGTATTTGTCGGGCTCGCGGAAGAACTGATCGCGCGCCTTGTACCAGAGCGGAGCCCAGCCATTGGGCGTGTTCGGATTCTGAACCTCGACGAAGTCCATCTCGAGCCAGTCGTCCGGCAACACCGAGCAGCGATCGGTGACGACGTTCTGCGACTGGGCGATCATCCGATCTACCCGAAGGTCACTGTTGAACTTCTGCTCCGCCATCGAAATGAACGAAGAGACCAGCGTCGAAGACCAGTCGCCGCGGTTCGCCCACTCGGCGATCGCCGTCTGCAGCGTCTGATAATCGGTGACGCCGTTGCTCATCGCAAAACTCCGAGCAACCAGAGAATCACGAGGATGACGAGCAGCGTGCCGATCACCCCGATTCCGCCGACGCCATAGCCGTAGCCGTACGACCAGTTCGGGTTGACCCGCGGCCCGGCGACGCCGCCGAACAGCACCAGGACGAGCACGATGATCAGAACGATGCCGAGTGGACTCATTTCGGGGGCTCCCTGGGCCGGCCGAGCCAGTAGGCGATGACCGCGCCGAACGCCGCCACCAGCCCTCCCGCCACCGCGGCCGTGATCTCATCATTCGGAATGGTGAAAAACAGGCTGAACACGACGGCGCTGATGAACGCCAGCACCACCAGAAGCGAGATCGTCAGCACCCCGCCGCTCGGATCGAACCGCGCCGCCATGAACACCAAAATCGCCACCGCGATCACCTCGCCGCAAACCGTCATCGCGACCGGATAATCGCTGAGCTTCGGGGTCGGAGGGGGGATGACGAGATCGGCGAGGGTCATGTTTTTCTCAGCGCCGCCTTGAATTTTCTGTAATACCCAGCGATCAGGTCAGCCCGGTCGAGCCCGTTGACAATCTTCCGAGCGTTAACCGGATCTTCGGTAGTGCCGTTGAAATATTTTGATAGTCCAACTCCGGTGAACCATCCGTATACCATCCCATCGTAAGACACCAACGCTGAAACCTCACTCCCAAGCATCTTGTGCGGTTCTTTGTGGATAGTATGAACAACATCATATCTCTCCTTCAAATACTTTTCAGCGTTCTTATAGTTGGTCTCCCACGTGAGTTGAACATGGCCACGTCCGTAGTACTTCTGGTTGTAGGGTCCGGTCGGCTGGCCATAGGAGTGGCCCGCGCCCTTGCCGTACTCCTCGATCGGCTGCATCCGCTCGGCGGTCTCGTGAAAGAAAGTGGCGAGGCAGTAGGCCAGCCAGTTGGTGCCGTCGCGCGGATTGCCCTCCTCGAAGTGGCGCTCCCAGGTCTCGAGGAGATAGTTCATCCCGTCGACCTGATCCTGGGTCAGCGTGCCATGGAACAGGCTTGCCCGAACCCCGTCGAAGAACACCTTCCGGTCGTAGGGCATCAAATCCTCCCTCGCCAGATCCGCCAGGGATTGGCCTCGATCGAATTCCACCAACGGTCGAAGGCGTCCGGATCGTCATAGATGCCGCGCCGCATCAGATCCTCGACGACGATCATCGGCAGGCGGCCGACGAGCTTATTCACGCCGTGGGTCATGATCTCGCGATCGCGCGCGATCGAATCGAGCACCGGCTCGACGTCCATGCTGTGTTTCACGTGAAACGTGTCTGGCGTGGCGTCGTCGTAAATTGCGGTGCGGATATAGCCAGCGCCCGCGGAAAATCGACGTTTTTGCTCACCCATGGCCCGCTCCCATGGTAAGGTGAGCGGGACGGCATCGCGCGACAACGCGAGGCCGCCCCTGACATAGCAGCTTTCTGGAGAAACCGCCATGCCTCCTCGTATCGATATCACAGGTCAGCGATTTGGAAGTCTGACCGCGATCAAACTTTCCCACATGAAAAACGGCCGAGCAATGTGGATCGCTCGGTGCGACTGCAACAAAGAACTTGTCGTCGGCGTCGCATGGCTGCGCAGCAGCAACACGACCAGCTGCGGATCGTGCTCGAAGCTTGGCAACCAGCGCGCGCTGAAGCACGGCTATTCGCCGAAGGGGCCCAGAACGCCGACCTACAACACTTGGCAGTCGATCAAAAAGCGATGCTACGACCCCAACAACGTCTCGTTTAAGTATTACGGAGCTTTGGGCGTCGTCATGTGCGATCGCTGGCTCAACAATTTTGAAGCCTTTTTGGAGGACATGGGAGAGCGCCCTCCAGGAATGACGATCGAACGTATCGACCGTTCCGGAAACTATGAGCCCGGTAACTGTCGCTGGGCGACAATTACCGAGCAGAATATCAATCGAAGTTCTAAGCATAAGAACCCTAGATAAACAATATTATGGGGTTATGCCGTTGAACATTACATGGGCGAGCGCGTTCCTCATCTCAACTCCCCACTCGACGACTATCATTCTCGTCTCTGCGTCGCCGGTGCGAGCCATCAAATACTGTCTGAACGACCGGTAAAACGCCACTGCGGCATAATCGGGGTCGATCAACAGCCCGACGTCCGGCGGCACCCATCGAGATGGAATGCACTTCACCCGACCGAAGTCGGTCGCCAGCACATCGACAGTGCTGACCACCTCCGTCTTGCCCACCAGCACTTGCGTAGTCGATCGACCAATAAAAGTCGAAACTGTACGCTTGGGCCCAGGGGGCACAACCCATAATGTCGGCGAAGCACCGTTCTGGTATGCGAGTTGCATTGCATCGCCGAGCATCTGTTCTGTCAACTGTACCGGCGTTGCTGGGATGGCGAAAGCGTCGGTCGAAAGCACCGGCAAACCGGTGATCACGGTGCCCGGCGCAATGCAGCCGCTGCCCGCCACCGCCGGGGCCGCCTTGCTGCGCGCGCGCCCCAGCCAGTGCGAGAACGCCTCGGTCTGGCGCGGAACCGGCGTAGTGCCGTCAGCGCCGTCGTTGCGCGCCTGGCGCGAACACATCGCAGTTTCCATGTCCGACTTTAACACCTTGGAGGACATGGCCATTTGATGGGCCATCTCGCTCCCTTTACCCGCCGCGTCGGCCTCCTCCTGCGAGCCCGAAACGGTGGCGTCGCGCTCGGAGATCTGCGTCTGGTTGTTCTGCCGGAGGGTCGGGGTCGCCGGCGCGTTGACCAGCGAAAAACCTTCGACTTGAGCATTCGGGCCGCCAGGGGCTCCGGGCGCAGGCGCGGTCGGAATCGCGGGCGGGGCGACGGTCGGCAGAAATTCTGTCTGCCAGTCAAAAAGCCGGTTTTTCACATTTCTACGTCGTGTAGCCGACATCACCGGCGTATCGAACGGGTCTATGTTGTAGATAGCATTTGACAGATCTTCTCTGTTGCCTACCGCCTGATAGGTGGTGAAGGCATTGGTAACCTTAGCCAAAGGGGTTCTCCAGGGTTAGAGCAATCTACGAAACACTTCTGCGGTGTCGTCGAGACGACCGCTGCTCGCCTGTCGGCGAAGTGCATCGTCGAGGCCCTTCCGGGGCGCATTCCCACTCAGGGGGGTAGCCGCACCTGGAGTTAGCGTTCGACCTTTGCCCGGAATCACAGCCCTTGGTCTGGTGGCTGCGAGGATCCGTCGGTACTTGCTGGCCCACCTCAGGACAGTCAACATCCTGGGGTCATAGACCGTGGCCACTTCCTGCTCAGAAAACCCAGCGTCAGCGGCAGTGCGCCGCATCGACTTGAGCTCCTTTTGCAGGCTTGGCTCGTCAGGGATCTTATTGTCCATGACGAACTTTGAAAACCCATCGATCGCATATTTTTGGACTCGAGCATTCTCCTGTTGCTGGGCCCAAGCTTCATACTCAGCCCGCTGCTGGCGCGACTGATGAAGCTTGCCGTAAAGCGCCTGGTAGATCTTCTGGGTCTCATGCGCCTGCTGGGGATTGGCGGCAAACAGCTGGTCCCAATTGGGCTCCTGCGGAATGAGATTGGCGAGATCCTGCTCGTAATCCGCCTTCGCCTTGAGAATGATATTCCAGTTGTTGCGCAACCGGCCAGCATCGGCCTCGAGCTCGCTCTGCACCCCGTTGAGCTGCTGAATCCGCTTGTGGAAGGTCGCCTGGCGCACATAGCCGCGCAGCGCCTCCTGAAGCGACACCTCCTGCAGCGCGCCGTCGACCGTTACCTCGTATTTTTCGGCGTCGGCGTCTTCGAGACGTGACCCTTCGGCGTCCCCCCGGTCGGCCTCGGCCTGGAGGTCGAGGTCGCCCCGGTCAAAGTCTTCATCTTCGGCGGGGGACAACTCGTCGCCCGGCTCTGCCTCGACTGGCTCGTGTCCGTCGTCGGCGGAGGCCCGGCGTACGTTCTGGACGTCCTGAGCTGCTCGCCGCCCTTGCCTCTCGTCAAGCCGGCCATCTGCCACCTCTCTCTCGATCGCGCGGAGCCGTGCATCGTCGCCGGCGTCGCGCGTATCGCCAGTGACCGGATCACCCTCGATCGGCCGCGGGCCGAACATCGGCTCCGGTTTGCCGTCGGTCGGAACAAATTGCCCGCGCACGTCGCGCGGCTGAGAACGCGGCGCAACCTCGGCGGCAAAGGCGGCTCGCGCCTGTTCAATGCCTTCCGGCATCATTTCCTCCGCTGCTGCGCCATGCGCTCAGAATTGATGTAGCTGGCGAGCTGCCTGGGAAAGTCCTCGAGCATATTCATCTTCGCCCATAACACATCGCGCTTGATCGCCGACTGCTCACCCATGAATTCGTCCTGATATCGCTTCTGCAAATCGGTGAGCGCCTTTTGAAAAATCTTGTCGTTGATGAGCGCATAGGCCTGGTCAGCCTGCTCTTTACGCTCAACCGGGTTGATCGGAACATGCTGGTTCACGCGTTCGGCCTCGGCTTCATCTTGGCCACTGTCTGCTGATTGGCCAAGGTCGCCGCGGTGGTCAGCGCGTCATGACCGCGATCGAGCGCATTCTCGTCCGTCTCATGCTCGCGATCGGCCTGACCCGAGAGCGCGCCCGCCACCACCTGGGCCCCTTTGACCGCGTGACCGGTCATCGCTTGATGGTGCCGGGCCGCCATGTCGGTCATCGCCTGAACGTGGCCGGAGTGGATCTGGGCCATCGCCTGCATGTGCTTGGTGGCGATCTGGGCGGCCTGCAGCTGGGCGTCGTTCTGGGCGGCCTGACCCTGCTGGGCGGTCTGGGTGGCGTCGTTCTGCGCCCCCGCCATCGCCACCTGGTTCTCCTGGTCGTTCTGATCGCTGTCAGACTGATCCTTCATCAACTGCGAACTGATGTCGGCCAGCGCGGCGAAATGATTCATGCCGGCGGTCTTGGCCTCGATCTCCAGCTTCTGGAAGTCGTAGGCGGTCTTGGCCTGCAGCTGTTGATGCTTGAACGTGTTCTCGAGCTGCATCTTGCGCAAATCGATCTGCTGCTTGCCGGTGGCGATCGCGGTGTCGGAACGCGCCTTCTCGAGTTGCGCCTGGGCCAGCACCGCCTGCGGATCAGGGGTCTTCGGCGCGCTCATGATCGCCTGCAGCTGCTGCGGCGTCGGCGTCTTGAAATACCTTCCAACATTTTTCACGTTCGCGATGGCGAGAATATCGGTGATTGTATTTAACATTTCTGGAATGCCACACACCGGATTGTTCAACCCATAGGTGGTCAGGATCAACTGTTGGTCTTGCTTGATCTGGTTCAACGCCAGCATCCGGGTCAGGTCCGAGCCCTTGCCGAGATTCGGATTGACCTCGACCGACATCGAGGCGTCGAAGGTGCCGGTGTCGTAGGGGATGAAATTGCCGCGGATCTGCAGGGTCCGATCTTGGTTCGGATTTTCGCAGATTTCGTTGTACAACCCCGAGAACAGGTCTTTGAACCCGGTCTCGGCGAGCACGCGGGCGACCATCTCGGTGCGCTCCTGCGCGCCGTTGATCACCGCCTCGACCCCGAGCATCGTTGAGCTCTGCAGCGCCTTGGGGTCGAGCCCTTTGGCAGCGTCGCTCAGGCCCGTGCGCCGCTGCAGCTGCGCATTCAGGAGCTCGATGACCGGCAGCGCCTGCTGACCCAAGAACGGGATATTGTTGAACGCCACTGCGTTCTTAGGGTCGCCGCGAGTGCGGATGACCGCGCCCAAATCATCGTTGAGCGCGTCGTCGACCGTGGTGGTGAGCTCGTTGATCACCGTCTTCGGGTTGATCGACTCGGCCGCGCTGTCGAGGATCGCGCGCATCATGTTGGTCTTGATGCGCTGGATGTCCTCGACATAGTCGTTCAGGCTGTCGCCAACGATGGTGTGGGAAATCGGATCGCAGCTGAACAAGGCGAACTTGATCCGGTTCGCCTCCTCGTCGGCGACGATGTCGTGGATCTCGCCCATGGTGCAGATGTAGCGGAGCTCCGGCACCCCATCGGCGTTCTTGTCGATCTTGATGTACCATTCGCCATACAAGACGCCATCGCCCACCCTGGTCGACATGAACCGGCCCGGATTGCGGAGCTGGCTCTCCATCGTGAATTCTTGGATTTCTTGGCTCTGGATGTAATTCATGCAGAGCTCGCGGTCGTAGCCCATCCCGACCAGCTGATCGACCGGGATCACCCGCTCATGGCCGACGATCCGGCTCTCGCGGAACGTCCTGGCATAACGATCGAGCCTCATTTCCTCCGGCGGAACGCCGGCGACCCGGATCAAGGGCTTCGAGACTTCGTAGCTGAACACCACATGATCGTAAATCGCCGGCGGCGGCGTCTGCTGCACTGCGGGCAAATTCGGCGGCGGCGCGCCGGCCATCGGGCCCGGAGGCGGACCAGCCGGAGGCATATTCATCGACGCTTGGCCAGCCATCGCTGCGCCTGGTGCAGGAGGGGCTCCCGGAGGCGGGGGCACCCCGCCGATCATCGGGTTAGCAGGGCCTCCAGAACCGCCAGCGAGTGCGCCAGCTGGCGGTCCAGCTGGCGGACCACCTGGCGGCGACGCCAGCGCGGCGTTGGGTTGGGCCATACCGAGCGGGCCAGCGGGCGGCCCAACGTTAGGCGTCGGTGGTCCTGCCGGCCCAGCCGGCGGGCGCGGACGCGGATTGGGCCGGGAAAGAGGCTTGCCGACACTGACGATCCTCGCGGTTGAATCCTCGCTGAGCACCATCTGGATCTGCTCAGCCGTAATATTGAGGAAGGTTTTCTGCTTGATCTCCTTATGATCGTCGGTCCACCACTTGACGAAACCAGTTTTGACCGTGAGCGCATCTTTGAATGCGCCATACAAAATCAAGAAACCTGGATTATCGTTCCAGAAAGTGTAATTGACGTAATCGGTCGCCTGCTGGGCGAGATCCGCTTCGCCGGGACCGCGCGGCACCAGATTGACCGGGGCCTCCGACGCCCCGAACAGCCGGATCAGGCTCGGCAGCATCAGCATCACCGCGTCGCGCACGTCGGTCGAGACGTAGGAGCTGCGGTTGGCGCTTTCGTCGTCGTGCCCGAGGATCTGGCTATAGGTGGCGTTCGGATCGGCGACGTAATAGGTGTCGGTGTAGGGCCCTCCGTCGGGGTTTAAGGTCGGTTTGTAACCGTAATAATAGAGCTGGGCCTCGTTGCGGTCTTTGGCCAGCACGGAGCCTTCGTAGTCCCGCGCATCGGTGATCATCGCCTGGATGAACTGGAAGTAGGAATTGGGGTCGGTCGGATCGTAAGCCGCAGTCGAGGCGTTCTCGCTGGGCTTAAAGTGAGCGAAGATCCGCTCGAGCGCCATGGCCCTACCTGTTGAGTATCTTCAACTCACTCACCGCGGCCTTGGCGTGCTCGGCGACTGTGTCCCAGCTTTCGGTCGGACGCTTGAGCTTGTCAAGCAAGACCATCTTCTCGCGCGCGATCGACTCCAATTCGATCATCAACTCCAGCGGCTCGTCCTGCTCAACCAGAAGATCTAAATTTCCGGCGGGTACAGATTGACCTCGAAATGGCGGCAAGCCCGCGCGCTGTGCGGCACCGCCGGCGTTCTCGACTTGCTCATTTGCGCAGCCTTCCGGCATTGCGCCGGACTGAGCATGATCCCCGTCCGCTTCCGTCCCAGATGATTGCTCCACCATCGACACTCCCTGCATGTTTTGGTTGACTTGGGGTCGGCAAAATGCGCCTGACCAGGGTGCGTTTCAAGCTTTTCCGGCGTCGAGCCGGTCAGATGAGGGTTTCCCAGCATGCGATGGCTCGTGACCAAGGAAAGAATGCTGATCCCCGAACGGTCGATCGTCAAGATCGGGCCAAGGGCCGACGGCGGCGCAACCGCAACCACGATCGACCAGATGGGCCGGATCGGCGCGGTCGAACTCGAGTGGAATTATGAGCAGTGCGTGCGCGAGCTAAACCAACCCGCGGATCTTGCGCCTGAGCCGGCCGGATCCGCCATGGCGGGAAAGCGAGCTCCCGCTCACTAAGCTCAGGCCGACGCACCCGGTGCGGAAGGCGTCAGCGGCGTCCTCGGCCTCGTCCGGCACCGCCATCCCGGTCTTGCCCCTCCGATAGGCCCGCAACCGGTTCAGGCCGCGCCGGCAACCCTCGGCGTCAAACCAGCTGACGCCGAGCACGCCGCGGGTGACGGTGATGCCGTCCTCCGTGCTGTGATTCGGCACCGTGATCACCGGCTCGGCGAGGAGGTTGGTGAGTTCATAGCGGCGGGAATAGCCGGTGGCGAGCTCCCTGACCTCGACGTCATGCGGCAGGAGGTGGGCGCGATAGGTGAAACCGCCGGCTTTGGCCTTCAAGGCAAGCAGTTCGGCGTAGTGGGAGAGGCTTTTGCCCGTGCCCTCGATATAATCGATCCAGTGAATCTCACGGCCCGCGACCTGAAACAGCCAGACCACCTGAAGATGGCGGATGCCGAGATCCCAGGCGGTGATCACCCCGGTGGAGAGATCGGGCGAGACTTTGCAGACCCGGTTGGCAAGTTGCAGCTGGTTGAGGGCGTCCTGGTAATAGGCCCCCTCGACCGGGGCGTCGAAGGAATTCATCATCTCGCGGGCGAACTCGTCCGGGCTCATGTCGCGCCGCATCTCCTCGACTTCGGCCTCGGAGAGCGCGTTTTCAGCCGTGGCGGTGATCGGAATGTCGAACACGTCCCAGGAGGGATCGAGCTCGGCCCGCATCATCAGCTTGTGAAAATGATCGTCGCCACTGGAGGTGCCGCTGACGATCCCAAAGCCCCGGTAGTCGGCGAGGCAGGGCCGCACGACGGAAGTGAAAGCCGCTGGAGCGAGTAGAGGATACTCATCCAACACAGCACCATCAAGATAAATACCACGCATACGCTCGTAAGCCAGAGCGCCGCCATAGAGCCGGATGGTGGCTCCGCGCGGGAAGCGGACGGTAAGCTCGCCTTCGAGGTAGGAAATGCCCGGAACATTGGCGGTATACTCCTTCATGTAGCCCCAGCAGAGATCCTTGGTCTGGTCGAACGAGGGGCCGATGTAGGCATAGCGAGGGGGAGGAGTGATCCTGGGGTTCTCGAGGGCTGGGCGAATGAGGGCGTTGACCAGCGCCACGGTCTTCCCGGCGCGCCGATGGGCGACGACGAACTTCCACCGCTTCGGAGAGTCGTGAACGGGGAGGAAGTGCGGCCGCGGCTTGTAGGGCAGGACGATGGTGTCGGCATTGAGTTCATCAGAGTTCATCAGCCGCT